TTCCTCCTGCTGTAACTACAATATGGTGAATTGCACCGACATCGGCATTTGATTGTACCTGAAATTGAAGTGATCCGTCATCTGATGCTAATTTTTTTGTCGGCATAAATGCAGATGTTAAAAATTTTGTCGCATCAACACCTGAAAGTGTGAACATATATTTCCATCTATATCCATCACCTTGATCGGCTTCAATATTATTAACTGTTGTACCTGTGGGTTTGTTAACTGATGCGCCTGGACCTGCAATAATGCATTTATAACATTTTAATTCATCTGTTAGAACATAATACTGACTGGTTGCAAGATCAACCGTGTCATCATATCCTATATATGAATTTCCTGAGACCCAGTTATATCGAGTTGAGGCGTGTATAACATCACCTGAACCTATTTTTTTAGCTGCTGTCATTCTCTGATGAGCAGTTTGAGAATCTAATACTCTATTTACGGGTGTTGCAATAGCTGTATCCGAGCTCGGCCATTGTTGTGGATGACCTACAAAAAGATACATGCTATTACTGCCAACGTCTGATATGAAGTTAGCCGCGTTTTGCACCCTTATTTCTTTAGTGACGATGGCTACCATTTTATTTCCTTTTCCTTCTTGTTATTTATATAAGTTTACGATATCGTTATCACAGAATCGAAAGATAAATCTATCGCTTCTTGGTTCACAGCTTGTTGAACCGTAAAATTCTTAAAATCATCTATAACACCACCGGGGTGATTTGGAGGTGTTACGCTATATGCTTGGTTTACCCCAGTTTCATTGTTTGCTCGAGTCTGAGAAACAGTGATTGGAGTTGAATAAGTTTCTGTCTGAGGCAAGAATTTATACATATCCACATGCAAGAAACCCGGTCCAAGTGGCGGCTGAGGAGCTGCTGTAACATAATCTATATCTATAATGCATGACACTGGTGGTAATTCAACATCGGCTGATACAACATCAATAACAATATTAAACGCGCCCTCTTCAATTTGTCTACCCGGAGGTGTTCCCATCTTACCCGATGCATTTGTAAAGATAACAACTTCACCAAAGAATGCAAATCCAGCAGGATGGAGAAGTTTCTTTACCGCATCATTCCAGTTTTCAATTGTTTGACCTGTTTTAATTACATATGAAAATGATTGATAATATCTTGAATCTTGAATCTTTTTGAGGTGTGATATTTTACCATCATCACCTGTCCATTTTTGGAATGATGCATCCCATTTACCATCAGATGGTTTAAGTATATCTACTCTTGGGAAGTACAATTCGATATTATCATTAAAAATAAGATTGAATAGAGCAACATACGAAGGCTCAGCGCCTTTTGACAAATAAATGTCGGTAACATTTTTATATAGTTTAACTTTATCAGCAACCACATTTTCTGGAATAGACACTGCAAGTTCTCTTTGTAGATATTCAATAAATGCAGTTGATACTTTATCAAGATCTCTGTATTCTGGAAGTGTATTAAGTATTCGGCCAGCAGCACCATCTTGATCAAGAAAATCAAAATAAGCTTCGGCAAAGGCAACTAGTTTTGGATTGCTATGCCTGATATGTTCAGGAATTACTGAGTTAATATCATATCGCATTAGTAGCCAGAACCTCCATAGTTAGGAGTTGTTGTATATCCTACACCTGCAATCGCTCCGCCAGTTGCGACTGTATCAATTTGTGGTGTAACTGTAACGTTATTCATATCAATCTCTACAAGTTGATTTCTTTGTGGTGCAATATCATTTGAATTTGGAGTTGCTGTAATAGTTATATATGATCCTGTTATAGCTTCTGGATTAAATGATGTAATTGTAATGATACCGTTTACTGTATCTACATCTCCTGCATTTTCTACTGTTATAATTTTCTGATTAGTAGAACTTAATCTAAATATCTGTAGTTGTCTTGATGTTGATGATGTGCTTGTTTCAAATAGTGTATATAATGAACTATCATACGATGTCAGTCCGTGATTTGAAAATGCTGCTGGCATATAAAAAGTTATACCAGTAAATTCTAAGAAAGTGTGTGTATGGCTATTTCCTGTTCCTCCTTGAACAATATCTGCAGCATTTGCTGCGGCAGCTGTAGTATAAAGAGGATAGAAATAACCTTTACTTCCAGCATAGTTTGCGTTTTCCGTTCCATATACTGCATATGGCCCAGTAGATGCACCGGCGTCTACAGAAAATGTTGTAATCGGCGTATCTTGAAATTGATGCAATTGACCATTTAAAGTAAATGTTGTTGAACTAATAATTGATTGTGCTGCACCAATATTTGTAAAGAATCCATTGTTATAATCTAGTGTGTATTTCTTTGCAGTACCAAGTGTAGGTACTAATCGTTTTTGAATTCCTACATTAACTGTTGAGTTTAATATTGCTGCATCAGCATTATCAATTTCACCGAGTAGTTGTGAATGTCTAAACACACCATCAAATTTCTTAAGGTTAGTATCATTATATGTTGATATAACGTCTCTTACTTTACTTGTTAATTCACCAGATGTCAATGAAGTTAAGTTTGGATCATACTTTACAAACACTGTAAGTTTAATGTAAAGATATACCGGGTCTACAATCTCAGGGGTAATTGACACAATATTTTTAGGTTTTAAAATTGTATCTACAATGCTTTGTTTTTCTGCAGAACTGAGTGTTGTGCCAGTTTTAGGTTTAATTGAAACAAATACTTTACCATATTCTGGTGGATCATTTTCTTCACCACCCCAAACTGAAACAGTTTCAGCATTTGCATATTGATTCTTAATTATTGTTTGATAATCATCTGCAGTAACAACTCGGTTTTGAGATAGATATGAAAGTGGTGCGTTAAATCTTATTGATTCAATATCTTCTTTAATAGCACCACCAGATGCTTTAGTAACTAGGTCTATACTTACATTAGTGTTTCCTGCAATATTTCCATCAAGTGAAAATGCTGTAGCATTATTTGAAGCTGTTCCATCTGTAATTAAATATTCGAGAGTAATTACATTTCCTGCTACTAATTTTTTACCAAATGAGTTATCTCCAAAATAAACTTCATACTTTCCATCAAGTCCTTCTTGCAAGAAGTAAACTTCTGATACGCCTGATACGTTAACAATATTTGTTACAAGAGAGTAAACAGCATCTGCAGAACTTGCAGCATTTGGCTTTACTTTAACAACAAGAGATGATGTGTCAACATTAATATCAGGTATTTCATATTTTTGTCTTGTATCGCTATCATCAACTGTATAAGTAAATGTCTTGAGTTTACCTTGACTTACTGTTACATTTGAAAATTTATATACACCTGCGTCTGGCTGGATAGTCTGTGCAACTAAGTTTACAAAGTTAAATTTTTTCCCATCAATAGTTGTGCTAAAACTTGTACCTCTACTCATTGTTAATGATGAAGGTGTTCCGGCCGGACTATTGACTGTTACATCTAATACTGCAGAAGCAGCAGTTCTTGATCTTGGCACATATCCTAAAGATTTTGCGTGACTGACAACATTATTTCTTACTTGTGCCGTGTCTAAGTAAAGCTCATTTGCTTGGACATTTGCATTAAACGCATTATAAAAAGTATTATAAGATAATACATCCAGTAGTGTAGACAGTGCGCTTCCGTCAAAGTCATAATCTGCTAGTGTCGTTTGGTTTAACATGTAGGTTTTTAAATTAGCTCTGATTTGATCAAAATCAAGTTCAGTAACATTAAGCCTATTCTTTGAAGATGTTGTAGCCATTATTTGATTCTTTCTAAGTAGAAGTCAACTTGATCTTGTTGACCTATTGAGAGTATTCTATATTTTATAATGATTCTTAAGTGATTATCTAAAACTGTTACCGATACATCTTCGAGAGCTACTCTTGGTTCATGATTTTCAATTGTCATTTTTATTTCATCTTGAATATCCAATGTAATGAATGGACTTGCAAGTTCAAATAACATACCTTGTATTCTTGAACCTAAGAGAGGTTGAAATGGTCTTTCATGCTTATTGGTAAGAATAAGATTTTTAACACTTTGTTTTATTGCATCAATATCTTTCTTAATAGTGATATCACCGTTATTAGGATTTGCAATAAAAGACAAGTCAAAGTCCGTATACAGACTTTCTCTTGATCTGATTCTTGATGTTAAAGACTCATCACTTCTTGTTTGTGTTCTTGCCATACTTCTATTTATACACTATTGAGCACCTGATCCATTGTCAAGATGCAAATACTTTGATCTGTTAATAACTTCTTGTTTATACTTATCCCATTGATTTTGAATTTGAACCCATTTAAAATAATCATCTGCCAAATTTTCTTGTTTAGCGTAATTATCAATAATATGATCCCATTCAGATTTTTCTATAAGACCTGCAAGGTAGTTCAAGTATTCAAGTTCAATGTCATAGAATAATGCTTCTCTTGAGTCAAGTAATTCTAAATCTCTTAACAATTCTTGTTCGCCTTCATAGTACTTCGCCACTGACTCAGGCAGTTTTCCATTTTGGTATAAATCAAGAGCTTTTCTACCTGTGTTTCTTTGAAGATTTATAAGTTCACTTCTTTGTGAAGAGTTTGCTGCTATATAATCATCATGTGCTTTTACTGCAGCATCTTCTAAACCTCTCCAATAAACATCACTCATTGCATATATGATCTCAGCTGCTTCTTCAAATTTTTCTATAACGTCCGCATACACTAAACCTGAAGGAGATATTTCAGATGCTTTCTTTTGTGGTTGTTCTTTTTCATGTTCAATGATTGGTTGAAAAGTTGCAGCAGATTCTTCTGGTGAAGTTGCATTTACGTTTGGTGTTAATACTTCTTTAGCCTTTTCAACAATCGTTCCGTCTGTAGCCACTTCTTTATTTGGAAACAAACTACATGGATCAAATCCTGTAAGAGATCCTGAACTTACTGCCGTATTGACTATTGTAGTTATTTGATCTATATATCCATCAAGTTCTGTAGAAGGTAAACCTGAAAATGTAGTCTGAAGTTCTGCAATCTTAGCAGGTAGACTTGCTACAGCCGTATTGAGATCAGCAGTTAAACTGGTAACTACAGAATTGATTTCATTCTGTAAATTTGGTAATGCTACACTTGGTATTGGAACTTTTACAGATTCTAATGCTGTAAGTGCTTCAGCTGCCTTCGCTTCAAGAGTTGCAAGGCCAGCTTTACCTTGAGCAAGTGCTGCTTCAATCTCATCTGTCACACCGTCAAGTGCGTCTAGTGATACGTTATTTCCACAAATTAATGTCATGACGTTGCATACCCCAATGGTCCTAATGTTGATTGAGCCCATGAAAATGATGGAAGACCTGTTCTACTTCCATTTGGACCCCATGCTCTTTTATTACTTAAATCTATATGTGTAAATGTGTTGTATATTCCTATTCCTCTAAATCCAGCGTTATATGCAGCAGTTAAAAAAGCCTGTCTTTGCGCATTTGTTTTACCAGTTTGAACTACATCAATTGCAAGACCTTGCATATGTGTACTTTTTTTAGATCCTCCTACCGAAGAATTATATGATGGAGACCTAAAAGCACTTGTAATATCAAGTGTATATCCAACTGCAGATGCCAATGCAGTTGCTGCCGAACATACAGACGGAGATATTCTTGGATCAGTATGAGATAAAAAATTTAAGTTTGGTGAACTACAAACTTCAAATGTACTTTCGCTTGGTCCTGCATCCTGAGGTCCGGCTACATTATTTGTAGGACTCGTGTTATTGAATCTTGATGATCCAATTCCACCATCTCCATATTCACCAATTTCGTTTGATTTTGCTACTTCAGATCCTAATGCTGCTTCTTCTGTTTCTATGCCATCATAAATATCTTGTGCAAACTCATCAAGCTGTGTTGCGGTAAAACCTGCTGGTGCAAATACTTCTACTCCCATGTGTTTTGCCACTGCAGCAGCTGCTGTTGCAACAAATACATTTGATGATCCACCAGTCATTGCACCTGCATCAGCCGAAGCGCCTATAAATGTAGCCCTTTTACCGTTTACATAGACTGTTGGAGATCCTGCATTTACGACTGCAACATGAGGTGCACATACAGGAACTGGTGGAAACGGATGTGCTATAGTTGGATCTGTCTTACGAGCAACTAAGATATTATTTGCAAACACTGTGCCTTGACCAGGCGTATCCAAAACAGTTGTAGCTACACACAAATGTCCTGTTGTTAAACTATCTCCTTGTCTTGATACCGCTGCAGTCATTAGTTTAGATCTATCCTCGCTCCGTTAATATCAATATTGCCTACAACATTATCAGTGTAGTTTCCATTGACAGCATTTGTAGTATTACCATCAACAACAGTATGTAAATTCAGTGCCGTTTCAAGACTCATGTTTTGTTTTGATGCCAGCTGTAAATGACCGGTAGTTGATAATTCAAATCCTTGTGATGATGCAAACATTTTTACTTTATTTAATCCGACCAAAGTAAGTTCACCACCAACCTGTATCTTTTCTTTTCCACCTATTGTTGTTTTTCTTTGTCCATCAACAATTCTCTCTTCATCACCACCAATTCTTTTTAAATACTTTTCGGTTACATTACATCCATAATCCTGACCTATTTCAATATGTTCTGATTTGGCAACTGATGTTTGTCTTGATTTACGTATCAATTCTGTTTTATTCCCTACGACTTCAAGATGATAATTACCTTTTACGAGTTGTCTGTAGTCACCGTCAACAGTCATATTCACATTGCCTTTTACGTATATAAAATCATTACCTAATACAGCGAGATAGTTTTTTCCTTTAATCGTTTGTGCTACAGTTCCATCATTAAGTATTTCATGGCTTGTTCCGCTTTTATGAAATGTGGCAATTCTTTCTGCACCAGGCGTGTCATCAATTTCAAACTGATGACCTGATTCTGTTTGCTGAACTTTGTTGTATGGATATGTTGGCCTTTTATCATTATGTGGTTTTGGCATATCCCAAGCTTCACGCTCATAATACGAATCTGCCTCATCTTGCACAACCGTAGATACTTTATCTGGAACAGCCGTATCTACTTTTACTGTTCTTAAATCTGTTTTTTGAATAAAAGCCTGTGTCTTTTTATATTGTTTGCCTGCGGCTTGAGGAACATCACTTCCTTCATTTCTTTGAGGATGTTGACCAGATGGATCACTAAAACCTTCACGCACTTTTCCACTTGGACCGGCTTCACCATGAACAGTACCCATGATAAATGGTACCTGTTTTGATTCTCCATCCATATAAAATCCTACAACCCAAGAACCTTGTACAATTCCTGTAGGACTTGATCCAACACCGCCGAGAGATGCAGAAGTTACTGGCATCATGACCTGAGCCCATGGTAGATCTTCGGTTGCAATTTTTGTTTTATCTTCTGTGTGATCACCGAATATTCTTACTTTTAGTCTTCCCATTCCTCTAGGATCATTACGATCTTCAACAATTCCTATGAACCAATGAAATTCAGGTTTAATTTTCATTATCGTGATCCCTTTCCATACTATCTCTATTCAATTCAATCATTTGTGTATAAGCCTTTTGTTTTAAATTAAACCTATGTTTAATAGATGTTATAACGTGTTTTCCGGATCTTCTTTCATCTTTTGTTTCAAACTGCTTTTGCCTTTGAACCATTTCATTTTTTTCAAGATGAAGATTAATAGTTTTACCTACTTGAATTTCTTTATCACCAGGAACACCAAGCTTATAAGAATAATTACCTAAATGTTCATCATTTGCATTTTTAAACGGAACATTGTTTAACGTATCTTCATTATAAGTCATATGACTAGGTGCGGCATGTGCATCACCTGAAAAAGCAAATAGAAATTCAGAACTGATATAATCACTAACTCCTAATTCGTTGTACTTTTTCTTGTCAGATGCAACTTTAAATTTAGATAATTTAGGTAACGCTTCAAACTCATCTCTGTAATTCCACACTTTTTCTTCCACTACTTTATTCGAAGTATTTAATAATCTATATCTTGATCCGTATACACCTTTCATAATATGTTGTGCGATTGGTGTTGCTTCTAAAGCTTTGTAATAAAAAGCCATATCAGCTTTATGAGGTATATCTTCAATAGCACCTTTTTGCGCTTCTTCTTTACTTTGCGGAACATGTTCTTTTTGTAAATACAATGTTCTGTCATTGATAGGTACACTATCATATATTGAACGAACTGATTTTAAATGCATTCCTTCAAACAATGTGTTGTAACAAAAGAAAGGTTCATTTGCATCTGTACGTGCTCGGCGTGTTAACCATTTCATTGCAGCAAATGGTCTCCAATTTGGTATGATAACTTTAAATGTGCCAGCTGTAGCATCTACAGTGAATTTTTCAATCTGCAGATGTTCTTCTGCTAGGTCCATCATAATGCTGTTTATTGTGCCCGTGTATGCCTGTGAAACAAGCGTAAGCGCATTTAAGAAATAACTCTCTTCAACTAATTGAAGCTGGTACTCCATCGTAAAGTCATTGGCTTTTTCAACATTCTCCACTGACCTAACAAAAAAGGTTAACTCTTTTTCCCATTCTTTTTTGCCTTTACCTACAGGTCCTTTTTGTATTTTAAGTTCTATTTTTTCTTGACCTGTTATAGGTAGATTAGATAACATACCCACCGCATCAACAATAGTCATAGATCCGGTTAAAACACGAGTGTTGATAGATTCATTAATGTCAAACGCAACTAGTGTGTCAGTGATATCTATTACAAATTTTTCTGTTACAGAAGTTAAGATTACTTCAGTTACTTCAGTCTCTACGGGATTCTGAAGTTCTGATTTAGTGCTAGGCATTTATAATTTTCCTAAATTCTTGAGATACTTCATGAACTCTTGAAGGTTTGATAACTTTAATTTGCTGACGACTGTCATTTAATTCTTTTTCGTGTTGTTCATTTGTCACTGTAACAGCGCCAGCTGTTCCTCTTGGAACTCTACCATCATCCGACGTAGTAAAATGATGTGCAGCATTTTTAAATGGTGTTTCACCTGTTATCGTAACAATTTCATTTGATGTTCCACCTTGTATAGTTTCTGCCTGAAATATTCCGGTCTTATCACTTATTCTTATCCAGCCTAGATTAGGATCTTTAGAAACTATCTTACCTGTCGCGCCTGACAAAAGACCTGTTACAGTTTCTCCTACAGTTAATTTATCATGAATAGTTGTGGATATGGTAAAATTAAGAGCGTGACCAGTGTATGTTTGATCTACATGATCATCAAGTTGTATGAAAGACATAGGCCAGTCAGTATTGATATTCTTGAGTTTTTCATTTACTAAGAAAAAAGTCCAATATAAGTTTGGTGTATCATATAATTTTTGAGATACATGATCTGGTCTTTCACCATCTTGAATATAATAATACGAATAAAGAGAAATATCATCAATTGTTTTTGTGCTCATAATTTTTGCAAATCGAAATACATCAATGATTTCTCTTGTATCTTTATTGTCATCAAGATCATAGTTTATTCTGGGAAAGTATCTAAAATATTGCATAGTTAATCCTTAAGTTACGCTGCCTAAACCATCACCTGTATCCATACCTGCCATCTCCATAATTGACTTTCTGTCAAGAACTTTTGTTTCTTGAAAGTTAAGAGTTAAATCAACTTCTGAGGGTGCACCATCTTGCATAAGCGCGGGGGATGCCGCATTATAGTTTGTAGTTATTCCTGTACAGTAAGCATCAGCAAATGGAATAATAAATGGATTTGTGTTACCACCTGGTCCAAATCTTAAAAATGATATTCTAAATAAGTTTGGAAACATAAATGATGCGCCACCTGCAATCAACTGAGGATACGCATGTAGTCTTACATAGTTAATGATCATTCTTATGATGTTTGATTCAGTGGCGTTTGAAGGTATTAGTTTAAATGCCAGTGCGAGTTGTCTAAATGTCGGTGCCTTGAACAACATCGCCGCTCTGGGATTAATAGCAACACCTGCTGCTTGAGCTCTGGCCGCACCTAATGAAGTTTTAGCTCTCATAGCGTCTGAAAAAAGTGCACTTCCTCCGGCAACCGCTACACCAGCTGCTTGAGTAAAAGATTTTGATTCTTTAAATTCATTTACTGTTGCGGCAAATGCTGATGTGATACCTGTAAGTTCAGCGTTATCATATGTAAGACCATCTGAAAAAGTTATTGTCTGAGGCATGTATAAGTTAATAGCACCAAGGTTTTTACCTTTTGGTATCTCTCCACTGAACATATTATCAAATCCGCCAGAGACTCTTTCAATTATTTGCATTCTTACCCAGGCTGGATGATCATTAGTGTTTCGCGGAAAAGTAAAAGATCCTTTCCCGTCTTGTCCGCTGAAATCGCCGAGCGTACCTTCACGCGTAGATGTCATCTCTTCAAGTTGTTTTGTTTCAGATGCTCTGGCCGCGGCTTCGGCTTCAACGCCTGTCATATGTCCATCGGTATGCATATTTTCGAATCCCTCTTAAAATCTGTTATAAGTATTTATATGGTTTATAAGGGTCGTTATAGAGTAAAAAACTATAAGAAATATAGAGGTGATCCAACAAAGGTGATTTATCGATCATCTTGGGAAAGAGCCGTGTTTCGGTATCTTGATGCCAATGATGACGTAATTGAATGGAACTCTGAATCATTTGTTATACCATATAGATGCCGTACAGATAATCGTGTACATCGTTATTTTGTTGATATTTATCTACTTCACAAGAATGGAAAAAAATATCTTGTAGAGATTAAGCCGAAGTTTCAAACTGTTCCACCAAAAACACCGAAGAGAAAAACAAAGAAATATTTAAATGAAGTTAAGACTTATGTTAAAAATGTAAGTAAGTGGGAAGCAGCCGAAAAGTGGTCTATTGATAGAGGATATAAGTTTCAAATATGGACCGAAGACACTTTAACTAACATGGGTATTAAAATCCTCAAAGGTTAGTGTATAAATAGAAGTATGGCAGATTCTTTATTTCAAAAATTACAGTTTCAAGCGTTCAGAGGTGGTATACCTCCAAGAACAGAAGAATCACGAGAATGGTTTCGTGATAAACTCAAAAATATGAGGACTGTAAATAGACAAGCACTTATAAGAGATTCACAACTTGTTCGGACAACACGCCCAAGAATGGGTGAAAT